GGCCGGGGTTGGAACTGGGTCGATCCGCTCAAAGAGATTAATGCGGCTGTTGTTGGGCTGCAAAATGGCGTTCTGTCAATGCAGGATGTAGCGGCAAATTATGGCAGAGACGTCGAAGAGACCTTCAGCCAGATTGCACGCGACAAAGAGCTGGCTTCACAGTTTGGTCTAAATATGGCGTTTGAGCCATTTGGTCAAAAACTGCCAGCAGAACCCATTGTTGATGGTGGCGATGATGGCGACGTATAAGGGCCAAGACATTGATCTGCGCCCAACCAAGACGATGGCAGAAGAGGCGCAGCGCGGCCTTGATTGGCGCGAGGAGTACGGCCGGGGTGGGACGGCTGTGGGGGTTGCCAGGGCTAGGCAGCTGGTCAACCGCCAAGAGTTATCGCCCCGCACTGTGCGTCGGATGGTGAGCTACTTTGCGAGGCATGAGGTCGATAAAGATGCTGAGGGGTTTGTGCAGGGTGAGGATGGATTTCCGTCTGCTGGACGCATTGCTTGGCAATTGTGGGGCGGGACACCAGGCAAAGCCTGGGCTGAAGAGAAGGACCGCATAATGGACAGGATTGATAATGAGGAACGCGCCGAGCCTGACGCGTTAGATGTTGGTGACTTTGTGAGCTGGGACAGTTCCGGGGGCAGGGCCAGGGGCCGGATTGAGCAGGTTGAGCGTGATGGCTCAATAAACGTGCCAGACAGCGATTTCACAATCAGCGGCACGCCAGACGATCCAGCAGCATTAATCAGAATTTATAGGTTGACCGATGAGGGATATGAAGAGACTGACCGGCTTGTTGGTCATAAGTTTAGCACGTTACGCAAAATTCAAGATTTGCGCAGTTGGCATGAAAAAAGACCGTATCCAAACGAACACGCGGCGCGTATTAACGAACCTGACAAATATGATGAGTTCCGGCGTGATGCGGATGCAGGCGGCGAAGGAATTGATTTTATCTATGGTTTGGGCGACAATGGGTCGGAGATACAATCAATTCGCTTTGATGCTGATAGATACTCTGAGGCAGAGGCGCGTGAATGGTTGCAAGACCACGACTTTGAACCAATTAAGTTTGAACCAGCAGCAGAAGGCAGAGAAATGGAAGAGCGACACATCAAAGAAGTTGTGGAAACAGAAGAGGATGTGACCATCGTCTTTGAAAAGCACAACAATGAAGAGGAGCGCTTTGACCGCTCTGACCTTGTTATGCGTGCGATAGGGATGGACGAAAAGGCCATCGATGAAGAGAGCCGCACTGTGCGTGTTGGCGTTTCATCAGAGGAGCCGGTAAAGCGTTCATTCGGATTGGAGGTCATTGACCACACCGCTGCAAATATGAACCTAGATTTCCTTAACTCAGGAAGAGCGCCACTTTTGATGGATCACGATATGGATCGTCAGGTGGGCATTGTGGAATCTGTTGAGCTAGATGAGGATGCGCGGCGTCTCCGCGCTATGGTGCGCTTTGGAAAAAGCAGCCTTGCCTCGGAAGTGTTCAACGATGTGCTGGATGGTATCCGGCAAAACATCAGCGTCGGTTATCGTGTGGATGGCCGCGTTGAGAATGAAAATGACCCGGATGAATATTACCGGGTCGCAACCACACCAATGGAAATTAGTATTGTTTCAATCCCGGCAGACCAGTCAAGTCTTGTCGGCGTTGGCCGGTCTAGTTCCGAACCTTTACATGCAACCCCAAAGATCGAAGAAAGGAAGGACAAAATGTCTGATATTGATCTTGATGCGGTAAGGCAGGAAGCCGCCAAAGCCGCACAAAAAAATGCCAAAGAGATTATGACTTTGGCACGCAAGCACAATCGTGCCGATATGGGTGAAGAAGCCCTGGGCCGTGGTGCAAGCATTGATGAGTTCCGGGGAGAGCTTCTCGAAGCTATCGAGAACCAGCCTCTTGAGGCACCGGCTCATGTTATTGACGCCCCTCAGAAAGAGCAGCGTCAATATTCACTTGGCAAGATGATCCGCGCACAGGTCACTGGTGACTGGCGTGAAGCGGGTCTGGAGCGTGAGATGCACGACGAGATTGTTGCCCGGACTGGCAAGGAAGCTCGCGGCTATTACATTCCTGATTTTGCCTTCCGCTCTGGCGTGATGACAACAGCCGCAACTGGCGCGGTTGGTACAGAGAATGTCACTGACAACTTTGTCCCAACAATCCAGCGTGGTGACATGTTCATCGAGGCGCTCCGGGCAAAGCAGGTGATGGCCAACTTGGGCGTCACATACATCGGTGGCCTGACCAACCGTATTCGGATGCCAAAGATTGCAACCGGCGCGGCAGCAGGCTTTGTCGAGGAAGCTGGGGACGTTAGCGATCAGTCACCGACTGATGCAGGCGTAACTTTGCAGCCTCGCACTCTCGGCGCAAAAGCTGCAATCTCGCGGCTGCTGGCTCTTGAGAGCATCCCAGCAATCGAGCAAGTTGTTCAGGACGATCTGCTGCGTTCAATCGCAGACAAGATTGAGTACTATGCCATCCAGGGTTCTGGCTCATCAGGCCAGCCAACCGGCATCCTGAACGATGGAAACGTCGGCAACGTCGACATCTCAGCTGGTACTGATGTAGCTGCTCTGACTTGGGCCGATATCACTGACCTGGTTAAGACTGTTGAGGATGCAAATGGCGTCGTCAATCAGGCTGCTCTGGGCTGGTTGTCAAACCCGAAGGTGAAGGCGAAGATGGCCAACACTGTTAAGGTATCTTCAACCGACAGCGTGATGCTGCTCAACGATCCTTGGAACAACATCTATGGTTACAATGCTCAATTCACCAGCAACGTACCATCAGACCTTGATCCAGGCGACGGCGGTTCAGACGCCAGTGCTTTGATTTTCGGCGATTTTTCACAATTGCTTGTGGGCCTTTTCGGAAGCCCAAGCGTGATGGTCGATCCATATTCAGAGGGCGACAGCGGCAACGTTGTTATCCGCGTGATGCAAGAGGTAGACGTTGCTCTGCGCAACTCTGCATCTTTCGCAATCACTGATGAGGTATCAACTGCCTAATCTTAGGTGGGGCGGCTTTCGGGTCGCCCCATTTGCCTCCACATTTAGGGGATTATGATGAGAGTTAAGATTACTGAAAAATGCTATACCGGCACCCAAGGCAACATGTTTGCAGGTGAAGAGCATGACATTGATGAGCGCATCGCTGAAAAGCTGATTGCGCGTGGCTATGCTGAGCCGGTCAAAGAGAAGAAGGCGGCAAAGCCAAAAAAGAAACTGATGGATCGTGCTTTTGGTGCGAGTGATCTGGATACTCCAGAGGACGAATAATGGCCGTTGAGAGCGCTGATGATCGTGCAATATTTGTCAATGTCGATGATTTCGGCGTTGCGGCGACTTACACGCCATCAGGCGGCTCTGCATCTACCGTCAACGGCATATTCGACAATGACTTTGTTGAGGTTGATGCGGGTGGCGGGGTCGCTGTTGCTTTGCAGCAGCCTCGATTTCACTGCCGCACAGCCGATGTTTCAAGTGCGGCTGAAGGTGACGCCCTGGTTGTCGGTGGCGTCAACTACACGATTAGGATCGTTCAAGACGATGGCACTGGCATGACGATGCTGGTATTGGAAAAAGACTAATGGCGCATGTCCGAAAGCAAATCAGAGACGCGATTGTGACTGCGACAACTGGCCTGACAACTACAGGCTCAAATGTTTTTCGCAGCCGGATCTATCCGCTGGAACAAACTAAACTGCCTGGGCTTTGTATTTTTACAAGGTCAGAGACGGTTGAATTTGATACATTGACGATGGCTCGGTCAATCAACCGGGTGCTAGATGTAATGATTGAGGCGTATGTGTCGGCTACTACTAACTACGACAACACGCTTGACCAGATTGCTGTTGAGGTTGAGGAAGCCTTAGCAGCTGACGTGACGCTTGGGGGCCTGTCTAAAGATTTGCAGGTCACAGCGTTTGAAGCGGATTTCAGTGGTGACGGTGAACAGCCGGTTGCGATTGGACGCTTTACCGTGACGGTGCAATATCGCACCTCAGAAACTGATGTTGAAACTGCCGCATAGGAGACTAAAATGGCAACATTCAAAGGCAATGATGGCACGGTAAAGTCCGGCTCAAACGCCATCGCAGAAATCATCTCATTCACAGTGGATGAGACGGCTGACACCATTGAGGACACCACAATGGGTGATGCCGCCAAGACTTACGTTGCGTCATTCAAAGATGCCACAGCTACTGTTGAGACATACTTTGACGATACAGACACGACCGGCCAGGGTACATTTACGGTTGGCTCTAGTGTGACCTGCAATTTCCAGATGGAAGGTGACACCACTGGTGACCATCTTTTGTCAGGAACTGGCATCATCACTGGTCGTTCAATCGGCGCAGCTGCTGATGGTATGGTCACAGCGACTTACACAATCCAGATCTCTGGCGGTCTGACTGAGGGTACTGTTGCGTAATGTCTCTTGGCAAACAGATATCTGATCGCCGTAATAAACAGCGCCGCGTTATCGAGGTCCCTGAGTGGGGCGAAGATGACGCGCCGCTGATTATTTATGCGGGTCCAATCACCGCAGGCGACATCAACAAAATTCAGCGCAAGCACAAGAATTTTCTGAATGATACGAGCATCGATGGAATGGTCGATATGATTATCATGAAGTCAGAAGATGCAGACGGTAAGCGTTTATTTACGCTTGAGGACAAAGTGCACTTGATGGCTGAGAAAGTTTTCGTAATTGCTGACATTGCTGGCAAAATGTTTGGCGACAATGACAGTATTGAGGAAATTGAAAAAAACTAAAGAGCGATCCGTTTCGGCTAAACGTTTTGGCCCTTGCGGATCGGTTACACAAGACCCAGGCAGAGATAGAAGAGCTGACACTATCTGAGATCAACGAGTGGTTCGCTTATTTTAGGATTATAGAAAATGGCCGTAACTCCGATTAAAATTCCTATTACCGCCGTTGATAAGACCAAAGCAGCCTTTGCATCTGTCAGTAAATCTCTCAGCGTCATCAGAAAATCTTTGTTTAGTTTCCGCGCCGGGATTGTTGCGGCTGTTGGCGCTGGTGGGCTTGGCCTGTTGGTCAAGTCATCCCTTGATAGCATTGACAAGATTAGCAAGATGTCCAGGACGCTTGGTATTGCTGTCCCCGACTTGCGAAAACTTGAACATGCAGCGGAGCTTTCCGGCGTTCAACTAGACACCTTAGCGCGGGGCGTTCGCACCTTAAACAAGGGCGCGATTGACTTTGTGCAGCGCGGCAGTGGCGAGGCCAAGGATGCCTTTGAGGCGCTTGGAATTACTGCCAACGATTTGAATGGCGTGCTGGGGGATCAGTTTGCTGTCCTGGAGTTGATTGCTGATCGCTTTACTAACGTCAAAAATTCAGCCGAAAGATCTTCAATCGCTCAAGAGCTATTTGGCGGCCGGGCATCTGACTTGTTGATTGTTCTTGAAGAGGGCGGCGAAGGTTTGCGCAAAATGGGCGAAGAGGCTGAGACGCTTGGCCTTGTTTTGTCCACAAAATCAGCACGCGGTGTTGAAGAGGCAAACGATGCCTTTACGCGCCTTTTCAGCTTGTTCAAGGGGATCACAGACACTGTGACAGCATCCCTCGCTCCGGCTTTTCAGCATCTAGCAGACGCCGCTAGGAACGCCCTTATTGACAAGATTGGCAAGGATTTCAAGGACACTCAGAACTTTGGCAAAGAGATGGCCAAAGCAATAATCAATGCGTTTAAGCAGATAACCCTGGGATTTCAAAATTTCTACAATGACATTGTTCAAGGCGTAAATAGTTTGCGCCGTTCTCTTTTTGACCTCAAAAAAACGTTTAGCTTTGAGACCGAACAAAAAGACTTTGATGAGCAGCTGGGCAAGATTAAGAAGAACTTCGAATTTTTTAGCGATGCAGCTAAAGAGTCTGGATCTGATGCTCAAGAAGCAATGAGGAAAGCCGCAGAGATATTAAAGCCATTAATGGATGGCGCTCAGTTGACCTCTGAAGAAATAAAAGGAATGGCAAACGCCCTGAAAGATGCGGCAAAGGGGGCTGGCACTGTAACATATCCGCTGACAAATCTTGCCCATCTTACTGATGAGCTTTCTCGCCGCACCAGCAATATGGGTGAGGAGTTTGTTGAATTTGGCAAACTGAACCTCAATCTTGGGAGTACATTTGATGACTTGATTGCGTCTCTTAATGATACATCTGGCGGCGTTGATAATGTTGGCAATAGTGCAGAAAAGGCAGGGCTGTCGATAGCTACGCTGACTGATATTTTGCTGAGCATCCCGCCATCGCTTGAAGATGTAAATGAGACGTTTGACAAGACCCTGATGTCAATGAAGGATGTCCAACTGAATGGCGTCAATGCCCTTGAGGATGCGCTGTTGTCATTGGCAAACAGAACCGCAACGGTTAAGGACGCTTTCAAATCAATGGCCAGGTCCATCATCAATGATTTGATGCGGATGGCAATTCAACAAAAAATCACCGGGCCTATTGCTCAATCCCTGGGATTAACCGTAAAAGGGCTGGCGACTGGTGGGCCTATGACTGGCGGTCGACCTTATGTGGTCGGCGAGCGTGGCCCTGAGATTGTGGTGCCGAATACAAACTCAAGGGTTGTCCCAAATGAACGCATTGGCGGCGGGGTTGTCGTCAACCAAACAATCAACGTATCAACCGGCGTGCAGCAGACTGTCAGAGCCGAGGTTATGCAGATGTTGCCACAGATCAGCAATGCCGCAAAGGGCGCGGTTCTTGATGCTAGACGGCGCGGCGGCTCATTCGCG